CTGGAGCTCTTCTTCTTCTGAAACTAGAGTCCCAATTTTCTGAGTCTTGGTTGCCATATCTTGCATCTTTGCAAGATGTTGTTGAGCTTTAGCAACACCAATGTTTGCTTCTTCTAGCTCACCAGTAGCTTCATCAAGTCTCTCTTGTTCTCGTTTTCCTCTTTCTTGAATACCAGTCAAAGTTTTGATTGATGAAAGAGCAGACTTAATTGATTTAGTGTATTTGTCGAACTCAACTGCACCATATTGGAGTTCATCAGAATTGTCTTCGATTGAGTCTGTGTTATCTTCGATCTCATCAGTCAGATCTTCTGTGGCTTCAGTTAGATCCTCAGCTCCCTCAGTATTTTTTCTATATTGAGCAGATCGTTCTTCTCTTCTTCGATTGGCTTTCTTTTCAGCTTCATTCTCAGCTCTAATGCCATTTGCTATGTCATTGAGTGAATCGAGGAATCCAGCTCCATCTTCTCCAAGCTGTTTAAATATCTTGGACAAGATCTTGTTGTTTTTTATAAATTCTATAACTCGTTTAATTGCTTCACCAACAATCACACCGATGTCTTTGAATGCTTGAAATCCTCTTTGTAGTCCACGAAGAATGTCATCACCAAATTCAGCCATAAATTCTCTGACAGCTTTAACACCATTCTGGAACATTTCAACAAGTCTTGGAAGAACTTTCTCTGCTAGATCAGAAATCACTGGAAGCAACTCTGCCACTGTCGGCATAAGAGCTTCACCCATTTCTGTTGCAGTTTCACGAAGTTCAGCTTTTAATCTTCTTTGAGTGTTAGCAAAACCATCAGATGTTCTATCAAGATCACCAATTGCATCAGCAGATTGTTCTCTGATCAACTGAAGTGTTGCTTCAGCTTTCTCCATCTTTGTGAGTTCAGAGACAGCATTCTTGTTTGTCATTGTCAGAGCTTTTTGTTGAACATCGGTCTCTTTGATGATCACGCCAACTCCCTTTAATGCTTCCCTCTCGCCTGTTAAAGCAGAAGTGATTGCACGAAGAACTTGTTCTGGATCTTTATTTCTAAGAGATCCAATATCACCAGATAATTCAGCAACTTGTTTTGAGAACTCTGCTGAAGCATCAGCTGATGCTCCCATACCATTAACAACTCCACCAGTGAATGAAAGTAGTTCTTGAAGTTCTGCTGTTGTGAATCCAGCTTTTGTAGAGAATGAATCGACAAACTTGTTCAGTTCATCAGATGCAGATTTAAAAGTCACGCCAAAAGCGTTTGCACTTTCTTCACTATCAGATGCAAGATCAATCAATTTTTTAGATGCAAAACCTACTGATCCAGCCATTGCAGTTCCTAGAACTCCAACAGTTTTCAATCCACCACCCAGAGCTTTCAATCCAGACTTTGCTGTGTCACCAGCTCCACCAAGTTTTTGAAATTGTCTGATTGCTCTTTTCTGTCCAGCTTCAAGCTGTTCAGTGTTCAGAGCAAGATTGACATTGATTTGTGAGCCACCTCGTGCCATTATCTATTCCCTATATATTCCGAGAGCTGATCAAGATATTCATTGATCTCTCCATATGTGAGTTTTTCTAAATCCCAAGCATTGATTCCAAAGAAGTGACTGAGAGCTGGAAGATGCTTCCTATAAGCTCTCCTTAGTCTTTTGGGATTTCTTGATCCAGTTCATCTTCAGTTGTGATCGAATCAATTGTGAGTTTGCCTAATATGTTTTCATATTTGACATTTTTGTCTTCTCGCTTTGCAAGAATATAGACAACTGAAGCAAGAGCTTCAAAGTCCATCATTGATGTTTGAGCTATCACTTCCATTGAGTTGAGACCAGTTAGTTTTTTGATCTCTCTCCATTCGATTCCAGTTATGTCTGAATAATCAAGAAGATATTGTTCATCTTCTATCACGACAACTGGAAGATTTGATTTTTCTTCAGCCATTTGTCCTCTTCTTATTTTTTCTCTGTGTCTGCATAAAAACCATATAAGTTTTTGATCAGACCATTTAGTTGTTTGACATAGTCTCTTTGTATCTCTGGCAGTCTCTTCCTAACAGATGGGAATATGAAATATCCCTCTGGTCTAATAGGTTTATAGAGTCTCCTCACTCTGCCACCGACACGAGAATATGGATTATATCCACCGAACTCAACGAGTCTTGCATATCGAACTTTCTTGTTGTAGCCAACACGAAATGATGCACCTTGTTTTGTTCTTGTTGCTCTAACAGATCCAGCAAGAGCTCCAGTATCTACTGGAATCCTTGATCTGACATCTTTTGCAACTTTCTCTGCAAAACCTTTGTTGAAATCTTTGTAGAGATCAACTGCATTTTTGCCCAAGAGCTCCACGAGTCTGATTTGGTTGGCAATATCCACGCCACTGACTTCGATTAGAGCTCCGAGACCTTTGATCTGTCTCTTCAGAGATTTTTTTCTTTGTCGAGACATTATTGTTTTAGACAGTCCCTCGTGTCACTGCACCTGTCACGATTAAAGAAAAACTGAAAGAAATTTTGTCAGTTGCACTTGAATCGATTGTGTAGTTTGTCACGAAAGCATTTCCAGTGTATTTTGGTTGAGATGATGTATTGTCTGGTCTGTATTCAAAAGCTACTTGTGAGCCATCGAATAGTCCAGCCATAGTTCCATCATTTGTTGCATCCCAAGATCCAGATCCAGAGATTGACAAACCCTCAACACCTACAACGAAAGTTGCTTGGTCTGAGCCAAAACTTGTGGTCTCAAGAGTGTTCACATCTCTTGAAAGAGATAGAGAATCAACATAAGATGAAATATCAGTCCCATCAACACTAAAGAACGAATCTTTTCCTGATTTGAAAGCCATTTTTATTTCTCCTAAATTAAACGATTATTTTAGATTATGAGCATAACCAACTGAAAAGGTTGCAGATCCACCAGTCACAGTGATAACCAGTCGAACATATCGATTGACTGTGTTAGTAGTTGCAATTCTTTGAGTTGTTGCTCCTGTTATAGTTGTGAAACTAAATCCAGAGACATCAGCAAAACTTGAGTTGTCTGCTGAAGACTGGATCTTCACGCTAATGTTTGCAGAGCTGTGAGCTGTGCAATGAATGTGTGCTTGTCCTCCTAATGTAGAACTCGCACCAAGATCAACAGCAGTTGTGTTTGCTGTTGCACTTGTATTGGTTAGAGCATAAAGACTCTTCCCATTTCCAAAGTTGTCACCAGTGAAAGTTGCCGAGATCCCAACTGGATCTTGAACACTTGAATCAATAGTGTAGTTTTGGATCTTTGAGTTCAATAGAATAACTTTATTCCCAGCAGTGTCTCCACCTTGATAAATAGAAAGGGGAGTATCAGTTGCAGATCCAATGACAGCTTGTAGCTCTTCATCTACTGCATCACTCCCACCATCATAAAAACCAGATAGAGATGCTGATGCAGTTTCTATTGATCCAATATATGTTGCTTGGTTTGATCCAAAGACTGTTGTCTCACTGACAGCTTGTTCTCTTGAAAAACTTGCTGAGTTGAAATAACTTGTCAGATCATATGCACCAAACAAAACTTTGTTGTCTTTTCCAGCTAAAAATGTAGGCATATTATTCCTCTTCTAACTTCTTGAATTTATCTTCTGGCAATACAAGTCCTTGAAGTACCATCCAACGAGGGACAGATACATTGACTGGATCTCCAGCTTTAAATTCTTTCTTCTTGATTTCGCAATCTACGACTGCAATATATTTAATTTTTGACATTTTTCTACTCCGATAATGTTGCTTCTGCTTCGAGACTCATTTCAATCAAACAAACTCTTCCCTCATCAGACAATGTGTTTTCAACATTGATATTCTGAATTGAAGCTACGATGACAGCTCCATTGACAGTTGAGTCATCATTCAATTGATCTATGATCTCATTAGCTAGAGCAATAGCTCTGCTCTCGGTAGTTCCAGCAACAGAATCACCAGCTCCAGCTCTTAAAACATATACGAAGATCTCAAGTGATAGATCTTCTTCATAAACACTTCCAAATGCTTGAAAGTTGATTGTTGAATCTGAATCTCCAAAAAATATATGTTCTTTCTTTGCAGATTCGATTGGATTGTATTTGCTGATCGAGACTCCAGATAGACCAGCTCTTGCTGAAAGCTGAGTATGTAGATTATCTCTGACAGTCTTTAAAACTGATCCGATAGCCATTAAACACCAAAGACCTTTTCTGAGTTTTCATCGATCCATTGATTGACTTCTGGGATTCTTGTTGGATTCTTAAAGTTTCCTCCTTGAGTCACCAAAGAAATATTCCCAATTTCATCATTGAAACTTGTTGCACGATCTGGAATGTTTGAACTAATGATCCTATCAAGTAGGAGCTTCAAAGCTATTCGATCAACACCATTTCTGATGTAGTCCCAACCATATTCGTATTCCACAACAATTGGAAGTGGATAAGCTGATGTTGGCTCTGGAAATGATCCATCTATTCTATGAATAAAACCAGCACCTTTGTCAATCTCAAAGTTAGTTGTTGCAATTGTCTCACCTAAGATCTTGACTGAGATCAATTTATTTATGTGAAAGTTAGGAAGACTGATCATTCGATCTTTCTCACCTTTCATTTTCACTAGATTATATTTAGGAGTCCAAGACACTCCAGTCCACTGTTCAAGTAGATCTGTGATCTTTGCTCTTTCTTCAAGGATTGTTGCATCTGGATAATCACTAGCTGAATCCAATTGAGATATATCAAAAGATCTTGCTTGTGCTTCAGTGAACAATGGAAAGCCCATCACTTCGTGATTTGTTCTAAGTTTTTGACTGACACTTTCCCAAGTACCAGTCCAGACAGCATAAAGTTTTTTCACATCAGCTGTGTTTGAAATTCCTAGATCATAATAATAAACACCAGTCGATTCTTTAGTTGCTGACTGACTATTGATGACAGTTGCTCCAGCTTCATCGGTCACTGTGACTGTGACTGATCCACTTGCATCTGTCAGTGTGCCATCAACATAAGCATTGACATAAATTCGACCTTTTGAGTCTTTAAATAGTTGTTGAGTACCACTACCAACTGAATATCCGATCATTATCTTTTCCTTGATCCCTTAGTTTTTTTCTTTTTTTTCTTTGACCAATACGAATTTGAATCGTGTCTTGGCATTAAGATTTCTCTTTTCCAGCTGGAGAATCAGCTTTCTTCTTTGGTTTTGGAGCAGACTTAACTGCTTCAGCCCAACCCTTTTCAATAAGATCAACAGCATTGTTTTTGTCTGTGTCCCAGATCTCATCTTTCTTTGGGATTGGTTGTCCATTGTATAGTCCAGTCATATCGACCAGCATCTTGATTTTCATTATCAATCTCCTTAAATTCACCGAGAACTCCTCAGACAGCAAAGTAATATCGAAACATTACAAACGATATTTGAAAGAGTTCTCAGTCAATGCTCTGTTGCCAGAGCAAAGACTTTTATCTGTTGCCAGATAATAAAATTATGGTTTAACCCATAACCATTCTCTTGACAGCATTTGTGTCGAGTAGATCACCATCAGCACGATATATTGCTCTGAAAGTGACTAAGTCGTTTGCAAACGCATAATCAACAGAACGATCCAATTGGAAACCTTGAACTTCACGAATGAAATATTTGCTCATATCTCCGAAAGCCATAACTTTCTTAGCTGTTGCAATTGTTTCAATGTTAGGATCAGAAGCAACTGGAGATCCAAGAAGTGAATCTGGATTTCCTAATTGCAAGGATGGTTGCCACAAGTATTGGTTGTTTGAATCTTTTAGTTGTCTAACTTCTTTCAAAGTAGCATCATTCATAATCCAAGCACCATTCACTCTGTATGGACTTGTCACTGCGTGATATAGATCAATAACTTCATCAGAAGTGATTGCTGTTGCACTAGCACAAGTCACACCAGTTGATGTTGCATTCATTATGCCATTTGGTTTGGAAGAGCCATTTCCGACTGCAAAGTCAGTTCCAGCTCCATTTCCTAATGCACGACCAATGTCTTGTGCAAGGAATCCCTCGATGTCCACGCCCTCATCAGCAAGAAGCTCTGAAGACACTTGAACGAGATAAGCATATTTGAAAGCTCCTAAAGTGACAGAAGCACTTGTTGGATCGCTTTCACCGATTGCTCCACCCTCAGCAACTAATGAAGCTGAACTGTGAGCTGTTATTTGTGGGAACTTAATGTCTTCACCAGAAGCAGTTGAGACAACTGTTGCAAACTGTCTCACGACAGCATTTTCATCAAGTTTCGCAATTATTTGGTCATAAAAACCTTGAGGAACTAATCCACCATCGCCACCTTTGGTCAAGTCTCTTTTCTCGAAAGAATGAGATCTGACTTCACCAGTAGCCATTTTTCTTAAGATAGAAGCATCAGTTTCAGCTTCTTCCTTTTCGATAACTGGGGCATTTTCAGTTTCAAAGATTGCTCTTGATTCTTCTGATTTTTTGTTTGCTTCTTCAACAGATGCAAGTTCTTGAACTCTGGCATCGATTTCTGACATTCTGTCATTCATCTTGTCCCATTGTTCTTTTTCAGAAGCATCAAGTGATCTTTCCTCTTTGATCTCACGATCATTGAGTTCTTTCATTTGCTCCCAGAGACCAGCTCTCTCTTCATAGAGATTATCTACGATATTAGCCATTTTTTATCTCCTAAGATATTGGACAAGTGAAGTCGTTTCGACTTGTCCGAGTCGTATGTGTAGAAAAGCAGACTGATTCATCATCGAGTTTGCTTAAAATTTATTTATAAACTTTTATTTTTCAGCAGATCAAGTCTTCTCTTTCGAGCATCTGCATTGAAGACAGTTTCTTCTTCTTGTTGCAATAACTCTTTAAGAGTTCCCTTTTCATTTGCTTCAACGAGATCTCTTAGATCTAGTCCACTCATATCTGCAAGACCTTTGAATGATCTTTCAGTTGAGACAGTGGAATCTTGATATGCTGGGAAAGGAGTTGGACTGACTTCATAAAGTCTTGTCTCTAATACTTCTCTCAATACTGGATCATCAGAGCTTTCTGGCACTGACCATCTTTCTTCTATCACATCAAATCCAAAACTTGAGTTTGTGACATCTCCTCTTTCAATCATCTTGAAAGCTGATCTGTGATGTGTGATGTCCAGATCCAAATCAACCTCATAGTGAAGTCCTTTTGAATCTTCTGACAATTTCAATGTCCCAGCTCTTTTAGATCCAAGAACAAGATCAGTTGAATGATTAAAGAGAGCTTTTATGTCATCTCTTGAGGTTTGTGTCCCTCTTTCATTAAGAGTTTTTGTGAAAGCTCCTCTTTTGATCTGTTCAACAAAACCACCACCAAGCACTTGTGAAGATCTGTCAAAGATAGAAGCATATCCACTGATCACAGCTTTCGATCCATCAAGGGATCTAGCTTCAAACTCATTGACAATATATCTCACATCGTGAGCTGGAGTTGGTCTAACTTGTTTCGGCTCTGAGCTGAATATTTTTTCTTCTATTTTTTCCAATGTTCTTTCTCCATCATCTAATTTGATTATTTCTCGATCTGCCCAAGCAATTGTCCGATCAGCTCCATCGAGCATAGATCCAACAGATATTTCAGCTGATCCAGATCCCCAGAGCCAATGTGCAACCACACCAGCTGAGATCTCACCATCTTCAACTTGTTCAGATTGAAGATCACCACGATGTCTTTTGATCCACGCAGATAATCTTCTTAGTTTGTCCTCTGTTATTGATCCTCTTGCTAAAGCTCTGGCTTCAGTGATAGTTTTTTCAACTAAACCATCACCAGCTTTGTCCAAATTCTCAAGACCTCTTTCAGCATTTGCTTGAATATAATCTGGAACTGAAATATGTTCAGATCTTTCCTCTGATCTATCTTCATTCAGTTCATCGTATTCTTGATGAGTCTTGCAAGGCATATAGAAAACATCATCACCATCTTCCATAGTGTGAAAAGATGTATCATCGATATAACAACCGATGACTTTTGCTTTTGCAAGTGCTTCTTCTTGAGTACCAAACAAATCTTCGTATGGTTTAGCCATTATCTTCCTATATATATTTCTTAAATAAACGATCAGACCATTTCGAGTTTGGATTAATCGATCTTATCTTCTTTGGATCGAATATGTGTCTTGACTTGATATGATATTCACGATCAGAAGAATTAAACTTTGAAGTCAATTCTTCTATTGTGTAGATCTTTCTCTGTTCAATATGATCCAAAGTAGGAGTCCAGATCTGTCCAAGTTTTTGAGTTTTATATGATCCATCAGAATATGCAGTTGGATATATAAATATCTCGAAATCTATAAGACATCGATTTCTGAACTGTGGTTTTGCATAAAGTCTGATCTTCTCATTGTGTCGATCAACTCTTTCTTGGAATCGTTGATATTTTCTAAGATCTTCATTCTTGATAGAACTAGATCCTTTGACTTCAATGAACTTATTCTTCAAATAAGGAGAATCAGCTTCATTCTGAGTCCAGTAGCAGACAAAGTAGTCTGGATTAAAGAACTCATCGTTCCACATAAATGAAACGACATTTGGAATAGGGGAATTGAATGGATCAGCTCCTAATGTTTGGAAAGCTCCAGAGCAATCTTCAAATTGCATCCAGTTCCAGTCACCAGAGATCTTCTTGATCCCATTCGTTTCCATATCAAATTCAAAACATTCAGCACCATAATCTTGTTGCTTTGTATTGTTTTGAAATCGTTTTGCTACTGATCCAAAGTCACCAAGCATTGATCTTGTGTTTTGTTCAGATAGCTTATCTGGATCTCGTAGATCCCAGATTTCTTTCATTATAACTCTTCCGAATTATCAGCTTTCGTTCTGAGTTTGGTCATCTTGATCTTGAACAGATTGTTGATTCAAGTTTTGCAGATACGAATCTCCAATTTCTTGATCTACTGGCTCAAGATCTTCTTTTGCTCTGATCTCATTAACAGAAAGGAATCCAGCATTTCTTCCCAAGTTATATGCTTCATATCGAGCTTTGATATTTGCTCTTAATAATCCAGATACATCAATTCTTGCAAATTGATTTCTTGGAAGCATCATCGTGAGTGCTGTCTCGATTCTGTTGATATAGGGGAGAAGAGTTAGTTCATAAAAAACTCTGTTTTGCTCCTCAATACTAGATCCGAGCTTTGTAGTTTCTGAGAGATCACCGATCATATACGCTGGAACTCTAAAGAGTCCACAGATTTCTGATTTAGTGTATTTCCTAGATCCCAAAAACTGCATTTGTTCGTGGTTTAAAGCCATAGGTTTCCAAGAAGCTCCCTCAGTCAATATTCCGATTCGATGAGACTTCTTAGTTCCCATATGTTTTCTCTCAAAGCTCTGCTTCAAGATGTTGAGTGATTCTTCTGTTGGACTTGAGTCCATTTCGATCACTCCAGAGAGAACAGCTCCATTCTGAAAGAATCTTCCAGCAAACTCATCTTGTGCAAGTGCAATTCCAATTGCTTCTTGACCAGCTTCTATTGGAGAAAGTCCCAAATCAGATCCTTGTTCAAAGTTCTTGATGTGAACGATCTCTCCAGCTGGATTCATAGATGTGTATCTAGTGAAAGTCTCTTTTCCATTGAAAACATAAACTGCTTTCCCATTTTTTCTTTGGATCTCAATATCATCTGGATGCAAGTTATAGATCTCAGATGGAAAACCATTTCGATCTCTAGCTGTGATCAACCAGTACGAATTGCCATAAAGACAAAGTGAATTGATTGATCTGTGCATCCAAGTGAATATATCTGTCTCTGGATTTGGCATTCCATTAACAGCATCCAAGAAAACTGGAGGAGTTGTGGATTCTCTATAATCTTGAGTCTTTCTAAATGTTTTGACTGGCATTGTTGCAATCGAATCACTTATCAAAGAAATACAAGAATAAACTGTTGCAGAAGTGATTGCAGTTGATGGATCAACTATCTCACCAGATGCAGTCTTTCCAGTTCCATCCATTCCCAAATTAAATAAAGAAGCATCCATATCTCGCTTCTCAAATGGTTGTCTATTAAATAAATCTATTAGTCTCATAATCTCTCAAAGTCGAATAAAAGTGAAATAGCTATCAGTCCAGATCCAAGAACAAACAGTCCAACAGTTGTTGAGACAAAGAATGCTGAGACACAAACACTGACAAATCCCACTGAAAAAATAATTAGGTTATTTATCATCAAACTCCTAAATTGATATAAATTCTGGAGACTTCTGATCATCTTCTTCTTGTGGTCTGATTAGATCTGACCATCTATCGAATGCCATTATTGAAGCAATAGCCAAGTCGATCTTTCTTGCAGATGATTTGTTGATCTTTGTGACCAGAGTCCCTTGAGGAGTCTCTTTTGGGACACAGTTGATCAAATGTTGGAAAAGGTTGAAATCTCCATCGTGTGAAAGTCCTTGTTCCATAACAGCTGAATAAAACCTTGAGGTTGCTTCAGCCATTTTCTTTCTATAATTTCCCTCGAAATAAAGGATCATATCTGATCCATACTTGTCTTCTAATTCATCAAGTTCTTGATGCCAACCCATAGGATCAACAACAAACTCGACAACTTCATATTCTCTAAAGATCTGATCTATTTTTGCCAGAACTTCATTTCTAGGAACTTTCCAAAGTTGGTTTTCTTGAACTGGTCTTTCCCAGTGTCCCAAGACTTGAATGTGTGGTTTTTCTTCAACTGAAATCC